CGTGATCTTCACTTTACCTGCCGCTCGTCGGAATGCTATCCCATGCAATCTTGAATGCTCAACGAGTATCTTCATTCGCGTACGGAAAGCGTAAAGTGGTCGAACTCGATGGCAAGGGGCGTATGAGTGTTACACACCAAAGGCTTACTGCCTATTGGCGACAGTCACACTTTTGGGTACAAGATGTCGTACCAAGCGGGCTCCCTATCTTTGCAGTGCGCCGTAACCTTGTTGGGAAGGCTGCTGATTTGATAGAGGTGCTCGAACGGTTGGAACTTGATGTTCCTATCCGTGTCCTCAATAATTGCGTGCCAATGCAAGTTGGGCATGCCGTTTTTGAGGCTATACATGTGGTGTTAGTCGAAGGGAGTGTGGCAGATGAATGGTACCTTGATGCGACGTATAGCATCAAAGATCTCATCAATGCCGTACTCGGCCGGGACTCAAATGGAGACTTATCGCATTATGTGACCGCATATCGGACATATATGTTAGATGTTTTCGCTAGGACCGAGCAGGAATACGCTTGGTTGGGCGTAGACCCGTGGTCGACACTACGGCTGTTGTTAGAGGAGAGTAACCCATTACTCATCAGTAGGAAAATTGATGACGTAGAATGGCGTGTTTTTTGCGATTGGATGCGGCGCGGCTGGCGTGCCGACCGCAGACACGCTTGGAACAAGTTAAAAGAATGGACGGATATCTCACTCGAGATGAAGCATAGGCATTACGTGACAGTGGTGAGTATGCTTCACAATATGGGTGCCACATGGGCAGTCAGAGATAGCCATACTAAGATGTTCTGGGATGTTGCGCTTAATTTTTTGCGCGATATGTTAGAAAGAGGTATAGGCTATGAACGTATTTTGTTGTTTCTGGCTAGCGTGTTCTCTCATAGGTATTGGCCTGTTATGGCCGAATTCTATTTAGAGACCGGTGCACATGTTTTGGACTTGGATGGTTTTTTAGCCGTGCATAAGGAGATTACCGTCGTTGTTAGTAGAACGTGGATGATTCCACTCACTAACACTCCGCATATAGTCAGTACGTATTGGAATAACATGGACGCTAATGTCGGGTATGCCAATACGTTGCCCACGGAACAGGCCGAGGAGGCTATTTTGCGTATCATTCAGCAGGTTACAAGTGAGTCGGATTACACATACACCGACCCTGAGACGGGAAAGCGTTCCGTGGAAGGTTATTCCAAGGCATTTCGTATGCATTGTTATAACCTCCTGGAACCGATGTACCGTGAGGGGATGCGTAATCCAGTGCGCTGGGACGATTTTGTCGCAGCGCGCTTAGCTAATTCCGGGGGCGGTGCTGCCGGTAGTTTTGCAAGTAGCTTCGTCGGTGACCTAGAAGCTAACCCACAAAAGAAGTTTGTGATGGGGAAGCTAAGTAAAGAAGCTGTTAATGTGTTTACGTGGGAGACGATAACACACTTCGGAGTTGGCAATAAAATGGATGAGCGAGGACCCACAAGGCCGATAGTTAGTATCGATGCCTTTAGGGCTTTACTTGCCAGCTATGCGTTCAGCCCGATTCATAATAAGTATACAAAATTGGGATGGGATATAGGTGAAAGCCCACCTCAGGAACTTGCGAGGTATTTGGGGCTGGCGGGGATGTCCTATACTGCTCAGGGCTTTATTGGGAATGACCGGCCAGCTCTTGCTGCGTATGATTTCATGAAGTGGGACCACTATGTCCAGTATGCGGAACAACGTATTGTTAAAG